TGATGCGGATTACCGGGATGGATTGTGGGGACTTGCCCCCTCACCGTCTAGTGGTTTCCTAGGAAGTGAGTTTGTATGCCGACACTCAACTACAAGTTTTTTCCACCGTTTGAGCACGTGCGGAAGTCGTTTAACTCTGCGGGGGTGCTAACAAATACCCTCACAACGAGCCACCCGACCCCGAACGCGAATTTTCATCCGAGGGAAAAGACAGTTTACCGTAGTTGGAGCCGGACGCCGAACTATAAAACTATCCGAAAAACACAGGGCTACCTGCAGACGCTTTCGCTTACCGAGCAGACCTTAGAGGTCCGAGGTGAGTTTTGGAGTGGATCCCTAAAGGATCCCTTCACAATGCGTCGTGAGGAGTACAAGAACTTCATTACCCGCGTGCCTCAGTCTGTATATTGGGCTGAAAGCGGCGGGGAGGCGCTTGTAACTTCTCGTGAGACAGCGGCAAGAGTTGACGCTAAGTTCAAAGTCCTTTCGAATGCCCGGGATTTGAAAGTTAATCTCCCGGTTACGTTCTACGAGGGCCGTAAAACTGTTGACTTAATTGCTGACTCAGCTAAGACCCTGGCTACTGCTTATTCTGCTTTTCGAAAGGGCAGATTTAAGCAGGCCGCACGGACTCTCGGCATCGGTAAACCCTCAAAGACAGCCGCCAATCACTGGTTAGCTTACCAGTATGGTTGGAGGCCTATTCTGAGTGATGCCGTTGGGTCCGCCACAGAGTTGTACGACTTGCTCCACAAAAGTGGGAAGTACACACCCCGTAGAAAGCTGGCCTCACAAGTGAGGTACACTGGTACCGGAAAGCGCGACAGTGGTTATTGTTACGCTGACTCGGACTGGTATGACCTTTATAAGTGGGACCGTACGGTTGTGGGCCGGGCAGGGTTGCTGCTTGAGGTAGAATACGCCCCAGCAGCAGCAGCAGCATCCCTTGGAGTGGGTCTAACCGACCCGTTACTTACTCTATGGGAACTCATACCATTCTCCTTTGTCTTCGACTGGTTTGTCGGAGTTGGGGAGTGGCTTGAGGTACGGAGCTCCCTTCAGGGGCTCAAAGTCCTCGCTGGGTACGAGTCTTCGGTAACCGCATACAGCGGGTATACGCAGACCACGTATTGGAAGGGCTCCAGGACCATTGCGGATCCAGCTATCCCGCCATGGTACTGGGACGTTCGCCAGCACATACGGCAGCCCTGGAATGGGTCGTTGACAACGATTCGCACGCCACTGTACGACTCCTTAAATGGGAGCCGTTTAACTACAGCGGCAGCATTGTGTCGACAACTCACTTTTGGCGATCGAGCGCCAGGAAAGTACAGACCCTGATGCAATCAGATCTGGAACTCATCCTGGAGCTTTTAGTTTACGCCTTAACAGTGCTTCTTCTTCTTTTGCAATACTTCCCTTCTAGGAGTTAAACATGCCTGCTATGGCTACCCTTACCCTCAACAACAAGGCTGCGTCCCCGGTGAATTACCAGGTTCTCGGCATTAAGGAGGGTGTTGCTCGCTGGGCCGACGTTTCGCAAGGAACCGTTGGCGGTTACCGGACGATTAGTGCAGAAATTCGCACTCCGGCTGACCCCAGTAAGCAAGTTACTCGTCAAGTCTTCACTATTGCTCGTCCGGTCGTGAACGGCACCACTGGCGCCGTTGACTACGTCCAACGAACGAAGACCGAAGTGATCCAGCCTCCTGGTTGTACGCTGGCTGAAAGGCAGGAAATGTGGGCTGCTCAGAAAAACCTGATGGCTCACACCTTCATTCAGACAGCAATGGAGACGCAGGAAAGCATGTACTAGTAACATATGCTTTCACTTCGATCTACCGCCATAATTAGGCGGACCATCGAACTCCTTGGTATGGTTTTGACCATTTTCCGGAGGAAGACCGATGACGAATCGGCTAAAAGCCGTCGTTCGAGAAACTCGAGACCTCGTAAAGGGGTTTCGACTAAGAACAAATGAGGCGGAAGCCTTGTTGTTCGACGTTGCCAATGAGCTGTGGTATCGGCTAGACACACCCACTAGCTTAGGCCTGGCGCTATGCCTTAAGTACGGAGATTTGTTGTCCGTCTTGAAGCATGAAGTTAAAGCGTCAGAGTACCTAAGCTCCGAAGACTTCCGGCTGGATTACCAGGCTGTGAGTTTTCTGAAAAAGTGTCCTCTAAGCGCTGTCCCGTTGAAAGATAGGACGGCGTCTGCTATCAAGAAGTTCTTTGAAGCAGAAGAGATGTGTCGCGCAACCAACCGCCGCTTTGCCAACCGTTACGCTTCGGATGCTACTGCACAACACCGCAGTACACCCGACGTTGAGTCCGTACTTTTTCGGGCACAACGGAAAATTGCTACATGGATTGGAGAGGGTCCAAACCCTCGTGATTGGTTGGAGTGCTGCCGCTTTGGACCTGGATCGGATGACCAAACTGAAGGCCATCGAGTTGGGTCGTATCACAAGCTATCCCCGCTGTCGGCGACCGCCGACTTCGCGGATGGCGCACTGAGTATGGTGTTAGACCATCCAGTGTGGGCTTTTGCTGCAGCGAACCTTCCCACAGATGCCGAAGATGGCACCATGGGGGGGATTACAATGCATATCCAGCCCGGCAACACTGTCGTGTTCGTGCCAAAGAACGCCTTAATCGAGAGATCGATCGGGGTAGAGCCCCGCATGAATGTCTTCGCCCAATTGGGCTTAGGCACATTGCTTCGAGGTATGCTGAAAAAACGGGCACACCTTGACCTCAACGCGCAGAGTCCTAACCAGGACTTGGCGTTTGATGGGAGCCGCTTTGGCCATCTCGCTACCATTGACCTGTCGATGGCCAGTGATACATTGGCAATCGGACTTGTTCGGGACCTTCTGCCCCAAGGGTGGTTTACTGCCCTTGATTGGGTTCGGTCTCGGCATGGCATGCTACCTGATGGTGAGCTAATAACTTACCAGAAATTCAGTAGCATGGGCAATGGCTACACGTTTGAGTTGGAAAGCATGATATTCTATGCCCTGGCTCAAGCGTGTTGCGATACGCTCGGGATCTGTAACTTTTATACCCGTGCGTACGGAGATGACATCATTTGTCCAGTTGAGGCGGTCGCCTTGCTGGAAGAGGTGCTGAGTTATTGCGGCTTCCGGGTAAACCGGCAGAAGTCTTTCTCTGTCGGCCAATTCCGTGAGTCGTGTGGCGCAGACTTCTTTGATGGAACGAACGTCCGTCCACACTTCTGTAAGGAAGTTCCTACCGATGTCAAAACCCTTTACAATCTGGCTAACGGTATCAGCCGAGCTAGCTTTAGCTCTAATCGTGGCTTCGGCCGCGACGAGCGCTTTAGGCCTGCTTGGCTACGTACTATACGCCGGATTCCTAAGCCTCTCAGGGGGATCCTGCACGCTCCAATAGTTACGGAGCGTTTGTGGGGTCCTTCCATAGAGACTGGAGATGGGGGCCTCATCGTTGATTTTGACGAGGCTCTTTCCTCCCCTTTTGTGCGTTTCGCACGAGAGTGGCAAGAAGGGTTCTTCTTCGGCACTCTGGTGGATGTTGCGTGGAGCGAGCGGGGCATGACTAACCCCAACGTGCTTCTCGCCTATGCACTCTACCGGAGCAAGGACGGGCTTCCGCCGGATTCTAAGGCCAGCTTGATAAGTGGTCGTGGATCCGTTGGAGTGCGACTTAACT